AACCCACTACACATAGAATTTAGACCACAAACACTCGATGAGGTCTATGGAAATAAAAACCTTGTCAGTCAAATTAAAGCATTAATAGATAGGGGTGTTGATAACATACCTCATTCCTTCTTGCTTTACGGCCCATCTGGCTGTGGTAAAACCACTATTGCTAGGATAATCGCAAATGAACTTGGCTGTGATGCAGAATTCGACCTCATGGAAGTTAATGCAGCAAACAACAGAGGTATTGATACAGCAAGAGAGTTGATATCTAATATCAGATATAAACCAACATCTGGGAAAATAAGGGTCGTAATATTGGATGAGTGTTTTGCAAAAGGAACAAAAATAAAAATGGCAGATGGTTCTGATAAAAATATCGAATCCATAAAACCAGAAGATAAAATTTTAAACTTACAAGGAATAGATACAATAGAAAAGGTATTTAACAATAAAGTTCCTTTAAAAAGAGTCGTCAAAATTGTTTTAGAAAACGGGACAGAAACGTTTTGTTCAGAAGATCACGAATTTATGACTTCTGAAGGTTGGAAAAAGGCAAAAAATTTAAAAAATAGCTTTATTTTAAAATTAAATAGTAGTAATATGAGTGACATTAAACAACAAGGAGAATCTAAAAATGCCATTCATGAACATATGTCCTTTCTGCAAAGAGGAATATCAAACACGAAACAAAAAGCAAAAATTCTGTTCTGCCTCGTGCAGAAACAAAGCAAGAACAAAACTATTAATAGTAAAATGCCAATGGTGCAAAAAAGAGATTCAGGTCAAGCGCAAGGGCAAATACACACAGAGGTTTTGTTCCCAGACCTGTGTGGGAAAATGGAACACAAGCAGGCCGGAAATGAAACCAATATTGAAGGCCGCAGGGAAAAGGGGGATGAAAGTAGCAAGAGAGAATTTGAAAAAAAATCCACAAAGACAAAAAGAAATAAATTTAGCTTCTTCGGAAAGAATGAAGAAAAACAATCCATCTTACGATCCCAAAAATATAGCAAAAGCAAAAGCAACAAAACAAGCAAATGGAACCTTGCATATATGGCCTGGAAAACGTGGTGGGAATGGACAATATACAACTCCACAAATTCTTTTAGCTACTGCTTTGAATTGGCAAATGGAAATTGTGATCAGGACGGGGCACAGCCAAAAAGAAAAGAGTGGTTTTCCAACATGCTACAAAGCGGACATAGGGGAGACATCTCTAAAAATAGCAATAGAAGTAGATGGAAAGGGACACCATACGAAGAAACAACAACTATTAGACGAGAAGAAAACAAAGAAGTTAAGAGAATTAGGGTGGAAAGTGTTGAGGTTTACAAACCAGGATATAATAACAGATCTTTCGAAGGTATTATTGGAAGTAAAGAAAGAAATAAAGGATTTATAAATTTTTACGATATGCAGGTGCAGGGGCATCACTCTTATTATGCTAATGGGTCTTTGGTTCATAATTGCCATCAGCTTACAAAGGATTTTCAAAATGCTTTACTTAAGCCATTGGAAGACACCCCCAATCATGTGTATTTCTTTCTCTGCACAACAGATCCCGACAAACTCCTTAAAACAATCAAAGGCAGATGCACACCTTTTGAAGTCAAGAAATTAAATGAAAAGGAATCAACAGATCTTATCCATTGGGTTCATGATGAGACAGAAACAACCAGGCTTGATAAAGAAACAATGAAGGAACTTTATTATATAACAGAAGGGTCTCCCCGTGAGGCTCTTGTTATGTTAGACAAAATAATTGATCTTGACCCAAAACAGCAATTAGAAGTATTGAAAAGCGAATCAATTGAAGAGAACAAAGACATCCTTGATCTCTCAAACGCATTGATCAAAAAACAGTCGTGGTCAAAGATTATAAAAATACTTAGGGCTATCACTGCTGAAGACCCAGAAAAGGTCAGGAGGTCTATATTAGGGCTTATGAACTACAAATTAATGAAAGGAGATAACCCAAAGGCGGCATTGATCATGGAATGTTTCAAAGAACCTTTTTATAATACGGGCAGGCCAGGACTTACAATGGCTTGTTATGAGGCAGCAATGAATTAATATTTTGCCCTTGTAACCGTAAAGACAGGATTGGTTACCCTAAGTAACGTGGCAAAGGCATCCAATAAGTGGACAATAGAATCGGAAAAATACGGTTACAAGGACATTTTTAAAAATAATAACGGGATTTTCGAGATAGTTGTATATAATATAATATAAAAAGGAGAAAACATGACAGATGAACTGAATTACCAAGAAGACCTCGCAATTGACCCACACAACCTTGAAGAGGAGTGCCTTACACACCCACAGCTAAACTTTAAATATGGTGAAGCCCTGGCCCATGCAAAGCAGGAGAGAGACAAGGCGTGGGAAAAGGTTAAGGTTGTCAAGGCGCAGCTTACAAAAGATGCTCTTTCTGATCCTTCTCTTTGTCCTGGAGGCAAGGCAACAAATCCGGCAGTTGAGGCTTATTATAGATCTAATCCAAACCACCAGACAGCAAAGGAAGATCTTATTGATGCAGAATTCAAGGTATCAATGCTTGAGACAGCAGTATTTTCTATGTCTGCAAGAAAGAATCAGCTTGCAAGTCTTATTCAGCTTTGGGTTGGTCAGTGGTTTGCAGGACCAAAGGAACCAAAGGAAATCAAAGACGGCAAAAGGTATGTTGAGATGATGGTTGCCAAGACAGAAGGTAGTCAGAGATCAGGCTTGAATAAAGATAAGTCAGAGAAGCCACCAAAAGATGCAGATACAGCAGAAGATAAGCCAACAAGAAGAAAAAGATCTAGGTCTAAATAAATGAGAGATTTAATATTTGATACAATATCGGATTTAGTTATTGACTTTTTATACTACGATCGAAAAGAAGATGAGGAATTAGGTCCTGGATCTATTGAAAACGCAATAAAAGAAGGGCAAATAACAAAAGAAGAAATAGTAAAGTTTTTTTCGGATAAGTTGTCAGAAAGATTAGAATAAGTTTGGGTTGTATGACGTAATTGGCAGACGGATCGGCTAGTACCCAAAAGATGCGAAGAATGGGGAGGTCCGATGGCATGATATTGACGCACAATATTTATTGCCGTGCAGGTTCGAATCCTGCTACAACCCACATAATTAATCATAAACTAAAACAAAAGGAGAATAAAAAGTATGGCAAAAATGGATAAGAAGCAAATGAGAAAGGAAGCACTCAAGAGAAGGACGCAGACTGCAGTATCAAACAGAGACAAGAAGGGTCTTGGCAGGGCAAGTGTTGTTGATCTATCCAAGATTGATATCCCACAATACGAAATCAAATCAGGAAGAGACAAAAATATTATCGATATCCTCCCTTTTGAGATTACACAGAAGTGGTATGAGAATCTTCGTACATTCAGTGGTAATGCAACAGGCCTTGGTGTTGGTATGATTGATTACAAGCTTGAGGTTCCAGTTCATTCCAATGTAGGTCCAGACAATAAGAAGTGTATTTGTCTTCGTCTTGCTTTTGGTAAGAAATGTCCAATGTGTGAAGATACATTCCTTGAGTACGAGAAGTCTAAAAAAGACCAAGACAAGGACAAACTACAGGCCCTCAAGGTATCATGGAGAACCTTTTACAATATCTATGATTACGAGGAGGAAGACGAAAACAATGCTATGAAGATTTGGTCTAATTTTTCTTACCATCTTTTTGAGAAGTACCTGCTTAAGGATGTATCCGAAGAGGAAGCAAGAATCGGAGAGACTATTACTTTGACTGATTGTGAAGACGGTAAGATACTTTCTTGTAATGGTAAGGAGAAAGAAATTGGTGAAGGTAAAAATAAAACAACATTTGTAGAGGCAGAGACCATTGAGTTCGAAAATAGAGATGAATCCTTTGATGAGGACGAAACCCTTGAAGAGACTATATCTCTTGACTCCCTACTTACCATTCCAACATATGATCAGGTTCAGGAAATGTATCTTGGAATGGATGATGATGAAGGTACAGATGAGCTAGATCCCGAGCCAGAGAAGGAAGAAAAGAAACCAGCAAGAAAAAAGAAGACAGCCGGTAAGAAGGCAAAGAAGGAAGAGCCTGTTAAGGAGGAGCCAGAAGTAGAAGAGGAAGACGATCCTCCTTTTGATACAGATGGTGATTGTCCATTTGGTTTTGTTTACGGTAAGGATTGCAATGAGCATGACAAGTGCCAGGATGATGATGGTTGTCCACAGGCTACTTTTGAGGCCTGTGCAGAGGAGCAGGAAAGACTTGCTGAAGAGCCCGATGCACCAGAAACAGACGAAGATCCTAAACCAGAAGTAGAAGAGGAACCAGAAGAGGAACCCGAACCACCAAAGAAATCAAGACGTGGACGATCGGCAAAGAAAGGAACATCTAAGACAGCAGAGAAGGAGGAAAAGAAGGAAACAAAGCCAACCTCATCAAGGAGAAGAAGACGTGGTTGATTCTCAAGAAGATAAATTTGATAAAGAGTTTTTGTCAATCCGTGATGCCCTGGAGTATATCCAGGGCTTGGGTTTAGGCACCTTGCACGAATCCACAATAAGAGGCTGGTGCAAGGATTTAAATATTGGGTTTAAGGTTGGTGGGAGCTGGAGGGTTAGAAAAAGCGCTCTTGATGCTTACCTTAAAATTAAGTAGGAGGTTCTTGTGGCTACAAAAAGAACAAGGCGCAGAGCAGAGAAACCAATTGAAGAACAGATTGCCGAATCAGCAGATGCAAAAGTAGAAAAACAAAAGATGTATGAACCGCCTGAAGGTAACTTCAATAAGATCATTTCTACTGGATCAACATTATTGGATCTCGAAATATCCGGCAAAAAAGTAAGGGGAGGAGGTATACCATCTGGAATCCTTGTCGAAATTGCCGGTTCGTCTTCTGCCGGTAAAACGGTTTTGCTTTGTGAGATAGCAGGAGGTGTTCAGGCCAAAGGTGGGGAAGTTATGTTTAGAGATCCAGAAGCTAGGCTTAACAAGGAGTTTGCAAGTATCTTTGGGTTTGACCCTGATGTATGTGATTACGACCAGCCTGATACAGTTCCAGAGGTATTTGCACCAATAAGAGAATGGCAACCAAAAGATCCAAGTAAGGTTAATGGTATATTTGCGGATAGTCTTGCAGCCCTTAGTACTGACACAGAAATGGAAAAAGAAGACAAGATGGGAATGAGAAGAGCCAAAGAGTTTTCTCAAGAATGCAGGAAGACATGTAGGGTGATTACAAAGAATGATTTCTTAATGGTTTGTTCTAATCAACTTAGAGACAATGCAAGCGGGTATGGTGAAAAACAAAGTACTCCAGGCGGTAATGCGATTCCTTTTTATGCTTCTCTTCGGATCAGGTCTAAGAAAACAGAGAAGGTTAAAAAGGAAGTTGAGATCAGGAAAGGCAAAAAGCTTGAAGAGATCATTGGTATAAAAACCGATTTTTACATTACAAAGTCAAGTGTTGGTTTTGGTTATGGTACCGCCCCAGTATATATCATGGAGAATTACGGAATCGATGATGTACGGGCTAATCTCCAATATGTAAAGGATATCAGGGGAGATAAGAAGTACGGTGTTTTTCTTGGTGATGATATAGCCAGGGTCTCTATGGATCAAGCAATTGCCAAGATTGAAGAGCATGATGCAGAAGAAAAGCTGAGAGAAGAGGTTATTGATCTTTGGTTGGAAGTTAAGGAAAAGTT